GGTTCATTGGTTATGAGATTGGGTTAGATTTCGTAGCTAAAGTTAGCGTCTGCTGACTTTGAACCGCTTGCTGTCCAGTTTCCAGACGCCGCATTTGGATAATAATTGAGGTCATTGTTCCCTCCGGTATGAAAAAACATCCCAACCATCGTAAATGTACCAGAATTATCTTGAATACGGCTCGCTCCAGAAATACGCTTGCTCACGATAAATGGAAGTTGGACTGTAAAAGTAGTAGCATTACTTGTTCCGGCAGGACCAGCACAGTGAGTGAAAAAACACCGCGTTCCAATAAGTTTATAAAACATAGTATCGGAAGCGGGATTTGATGAAAATCCAGTAAATACAGGTGTCAAACTAAGAAGTCGTGTCTCATAAATCGGTCTTTGGATAAGATTAGTGGTCGTAAGGGCAGGAATGGTCCATGTGTAACCAGCTCCAGCCGAAAGAGTGGCGGCACAACGACCGATATTGACACACACATCGGTTGCGTTTGAATTTCCGGCAAAGGCCAGGTCGGTATATTTCTCATTACTGAGAGTGCCCGAAAAATCAGACATAACGGTTGCGTGGGGAATCCTTGCGATGGTAAGTGCCACGGAATTGGAAACGGTCGAATACATCAGGTAAACAAAATAATCAATCTCTTTGGTAGCTAGTTCCGCACTTCCGGCATTGAACCAATTTATTCCCGCGCTGTGGGTTATCCCCAGGGCGGCAGTAATACTTCTTACCGTGTCTCCCATCCGGCAATAAACCGGATTGGTAGCGGATGGGTTGTTGCCGTCTAGTCCCTTGATTGCCACTGTCAGATTATTAGAAGCGACTGATGGGACGATTTTTCCGTTGATAAGGAATCCTTCGGGAGCATTTAGATTCGCATATCTAGCTAGAGAATCAACGTATGCTTTAGTGGCTTTAGCACTTGGAATTGTGTCGTCACTACCGGAAACAGAGGATAAATCAGCGTCAATAGCAATAGCGGCGATATTTCCACTTGTTACCCGCCCGACAACAGTCTGCTCACCCACCGTCAGGGCTACCGGAGTATTATCAGAGGTGGCAGCCAAAATAGTATTGGCGTCATAAGTAGCTTTTGCAACCCTTGCGTCAATCTCTGTTCCAATGTCGTCAATCATTTTCTTGGTCGGGGCAAGAATCATTTTATAGACCTTGCTGGCAGTATTTTTGGTGGAGGCAGCCGTTCCCTCTTGCGCCCTCGTTACAGTCAGAGTATCGGTTGAACGCGCCGTAACTCTCACTATTTCCCGATTGGCGTCGTCTGCTGGATCGCGATAATCAGTCCAATTAAACCAAACAACGTTAAAAGCGCCGGCAGTTGCAGGATCGGGGAGTTTCGCTCCCTCACTAGCCGCCAAAACAACCGTTGTGGCGGCGTCGTCATAGCCGGTGGAAACTTCAACTTTTCCAAAATTTATTGCTGGATCAAGTGCCATTTATTTTATCTTACGAATTAAGAGGTGCTAACTGCAAACTTATAGGTAATCTGCAATGAATCGCCAGAAGTAACATTTACCGCCGAAAAAACTTGTCGTCCAAGCATTGATCCGGCAGAAGCAGCGTTAAACGCTCCGCACTCGGTAACGGCTTTTGTTCCGGTAACTGACCAAGTTTTAGTGAGTTGCAAGGTGTCATTGGTGGTAGTTGTGGTAACTTGGGAAACTGTCGCTGCCGTCCGTTCCAGTCCGGAATCAGTAATGGCTGTTTCCAAAGCAGTATTGGCTGCGTCGGCTGCCGTTGTTCCAACTCCTACTTCAAGATAAGTTACGGCTGCCGGAGTGCTGACCGCACCCAGCAATGCTGACGCCAACGCCTTGCCAGCCGTTGTAATTAGATTCTTGACTACCATTTTATCGGCATACTTACCGGTAATAAACGGTATTCTTATTTCCCTCCCGCTTTTGCGCAAGATTTTACCCAGCGCGTTCTCGTTCCAAAGTAACTTGGAAACTCCGTTTTTGCCGATCAGGGAAAATGTCATTTCGCCGGTCAGCCCCATTGCTTCATTTCGCATAGTTTTATTTAGTTATTTATTTAATTGTAAATTATTCAATTGTTCGCTGTTTTTCTGGAAAATAGATTTTTTCTGTTCTATTGCGATATGTCCTTGCGCTATATCATAGATTATCAGGAACAAGAACAGAGAAATTATTACCAGTAAAAACAATCTTAATTGATTTTTACTAATAAATTTCAAGTTAATGATTAGGAGAGAGGGCTACGACCTTGTGGGTTTTCGCCCTCCCTTTTAGCCCTTTTTGGGGGCTTTTTTGGCATTTTTTGCCAATGCGAGTTCTCGCATACAGGAGTTACAGATTCCGTGTGTTTCCTCGTCCGTCTCCGGACAAAGGGTATTACCGTTGCCATAGCACCAGCAATCAGCACAGAAGCGTGCCACTCCGTCTATCACGCAACCAAATGTCGGTTGCGGACAGGTCTTGATGATGCACTTGCGGATTAGAGTTTTCATTACTTCCTCCTTTTTTCTTTGTGGGCTGGATTCATTGAGCATTTTTTAAGTGCTGGTCAAGAATAGTCGCTGTTTCAGTCAGTTTCCTGACAATCTCGGCGTGCGCACTATTGTTTTCTACAAGCCCTCTTTCCTGGGATGCGGTTATTTTAATCATTTCCTGTTCTATGGTATGTAGGTGGTTGTTTTGAATTATGTCTAGTTGCTGTCCCTGCAACTTAATTGGAATAACAATATAATTAACCACCGCAATCACTATCGCAACAATAGAAACCAAGATTGTAAGTTCGTGTTCAAAAACTTTGCGAATTAAGCCGGTCTTATTTTTCATATTATTCCTGCTCCGGTGCAAACTTCTGTGCGACGTTCGCCCCAGCGAATAGTCCAAACACCCAAGTTACGCCGCTTATTAGCTGTTCGTAACTTATCTTGCCAAATATCGCTAGGAAAAAAAATCCTATTGTGAGTGTAACGGCTAAAATAAACTTACGTCCTCCCTGATCATTTATGAAATCTCGCATTTTTGTTTTTTTAATAATTAACCGAATAGAATTTTTAATGTTATCTGTGCAAACACAACCGTAAGCGCGCCCAAGAGAAACCAAACGGCTTTTTGATAATCCTCGTAAATCTGTAATGGGTGAAACTTGGCGCGTTTTTCGGCGGGTGTTAGTTTTTTTTTGCCCACTTTATTAAATTAAGTTGATTAAGCTGCTTCAACCAGTCCGTCGCTGGACAATGGTCGCCAAAAGCAATAATAAGTTATTGATCCGGAAGTAATGTTGGCGGTATCAGCCGTCTGAATAACGTCCTGTCCGTTGGATACTATCCGCGCCGCCCCGACTGTTTCCAATTCAACCAAAGCGTCCGGAGTGCTGTCGTGCCAAATTTCGTTAATGTCAATGTTGGTGGCGGTTGTTTGCGCTATCAAAGCGGCGGTATTGCCAGTAAAGCCAACCTCTAGTGTGGCGCTTGCTCCCGCTAAACTAGCCTTGCAAATTGCGATTACTCGCAACACCACGTCGCCAGTCACGGTAAAAAGCGTTGCCGGATTGCCTGTTCCGTCATAATCGCCAATATCGTTTGTCGTGCCTCCTGCAAAGGTAACCGTCTTGCTTTGCATTAGTCCGTCCTTGTCTTGCAAGGGAACATTGTTGCCATCCCTGCGCAATGCTTGTAAGATTTGTGCCATATTTTTTATTAGTTAATTACTCCGCGAGAGAGAGCAAGGTGGAGGAAACCTACGCCCTCTCGCAGAGTAATTACCCTGCGTATAACTAACGTATAAATTTGTCTTTTGCTGTTTGCCCTCTCTCGTCCTCCTGCGTGAAAAAGGTGCTGTCCGTTTCCACCAGTTCTTTCATTTTTTCCCATATCTTGCCCTTGTAGTCCGGAATCGTTTTGCGCGATTCCTCGCTTCTCACTTTTTCGTCCTTGATTTTCAGGATTCTGTTCCTGTTTTCGGCTCTGACCATTTTTTCCGCAAGATGTTTGGCTAGGTGAACTGCCACGTATAGCGGAAATTGTTTGCTTTCGCCGGCTGGAATCGTGAGATCCTTGCCGCCGTAAGCGTGGGTGAAATCCTCGTCAAGAGGATTTGTTATTACTCCAACTTCTAGCGGATCAATGTCCGGTGGAACTTGGTTGATGTCAACGGTGTTTTCTACTGACATATTTTTATTTAATGTTTAATGATTAGTTATTTAAAACTTGACTAACTCTACTAATGAGGTGTTGGGAATCTTTGTGAATCCGGCAAACGCTCCTTGTTTTTCTCTGAACTCGTCAACTGCCCTTATCACTCCCTCAAACTCCGGTATATAGTCGTGGAATATCATACGCCCGCCACCACCTAATTTTTCCCAGTAAGCCTCTATATCTTTCTTGACGTAAGCGTAATCGTGGTTAGCGTCTATGAAAATCAGGTCTGCTTTGCCGTCCGGAAAGTTATTTGCCATTTCTACGGAATCGCCCTCCAGCCATTGAACGTGTTTAAGTCCTGCCACGTTTTGCTGAAAGACCTCAAATACCTGTTTGTCTTTCCAGCTATCTACACAAATCAACCGGCGCGAATTGGATAAAGCTATTGTGCTGCGTCCGTAATGAGATCCTACTTCTATTGTGAAATTACTATCGGCTGACGTTTCGGCTAAATAATGCAGTTCCTTTAACTTGCACCAGCCCTCTATTTTATCAGCCTTTTCCACTAATTCAGTAATGTGTTTTTGGTAGTAATTATCGTAAGTCTTTCCGGTAACCATAACCTTGTCGCCTAAATGCCCAACTTCTACTCTTGGATCAAGCCATACGTCGTAACCTGCGCCGTGAACTTGATTACAAAACCATATATCCTCTCCGTGTCCACCGCGTATATCAAATAGTGGAGCATTAAGTTTTTTGGCGTTTTCTATCACTTCTCTCTTGACTAACATAAACCCCATACCAGTTGAGTGAATTTTTATTGGCTTTCCGTCATTATTTCGGTATAAATCAGGTCGGCGTTCTGTGCCGCGTCCGTCCTCTCGCCTGATCATAATAATCGGCTCAAACGGCTCGGCTCTCCTAAAATACAGTCCGGACACTAGCGGTAGGTCGTGTTCCAGTAACAGGTTTAAGTCGTTCTCGCGCGGGATATTGTCGTCATCCAGCCATAGGATATGCGTGCAGTCGGTCTGTAAAAAGGCTTCGGCTAACTCTGTTCTTGCTCGGTGGTGCATTTTTCGGTAGGTCGTTGCCATAGCGATTTTGCACTTCGGATATTTTTCTTTGGTTTTAAGGATCATTGCTACGAGAGAGTGTGCGTATTGCATAGGCACATCGCCCATAGTTGGGGTTGCTATCAAAATTGATAGCGGTTTTTTTTCCTCCATATTTTATGTTTAATAATTACCTCGTTCCAGCCTCCAGTATCAAAGAGGCTGGTAACCGGATAACTATTAAGATCCAGCTATGATAACTCTGTCGCCAAGCAACTGAACGCTTTTTACCACATCAGCGTCGGTGGTATAAGCCTCATTAGCGATAGCGATTGAATTGACTGACCTTACGGTGCTGTCATAAATCAGATTGTCTGCTCCGTTTATCATTTCCAAATAATCGTCTTTGGCAATGTCGGTAGCTCCGTTGCAGAGGACGTCGCAAATACCTTTTGTCTGTCCCCAAGCAAACGCAGCAGCAGATCCGATAAGTGACGGACACACTACAATTTCCTGATACACGGCAAGAGTAGCCGCAGCCACCCCCTTGACCATTACCTCCTCGTCGCCGTCATAGGTAACTACCATAGGCGTTCCGGCAGCAGTAGAGGCGGGAAATTGGCAATAAATGAACTCATTTACTCCAACTTTCTTGCGCGCACCTTGCATACCTTTTCCGGTAACGTCAACTTCCGCGTATCCTGTTAATTCTCCTGACATAACTTTTTATTTTTAACTAATTAAGTTCTAATGACCGACTACAAACATTTTCCAAGTTTTTGTAGCAGTCGGATCTTGTGTCGCAAGAGTAATCGTTCCGGCAGAAGCGGAACAATTTATGATTTTGGCTGCGTCAACATATTGAGCGCTGGCAAAATCTACTGCTGACAATCCGGTTGCGATAGTTCCAGTAGTATCACCACTGGCATAAGTGCCAGTAACAACCAGAATTACCTTGTTTCCAAAAACTGTTCGTATTCGGCTTGATTCTGAAATAGCCATAATTTTACACTTTGGATTTATTGATTAAGGCTATGTTAATCTACGACCTAATGATTAACACACGCTAACTAGGCAGTTACGCCAGTTAAACGACCACTTCGGCGTGGATTTGAGTTGACCAACTGACCATACCAAAATATGAATCCAACTTGTCCGTCCTGATTTACCGGATCTCGCAAAGGAGTAACGGCAAAACCTTTCGCGTCTGTTGGGAATTTGGGGTGCTTCATATAGTAGAGTTTCAGGTATTTCTCGTTAATGAAATACATATCGCCAGTTGTGCAATACTCGTCAGCGATAATGGGAACACCCCTGAAAGACAGAGCTTTCATACCGCCGTCGCCTGAATTATATCC